ACTATCAAACCGATAAAAGTAGATCCGGCAGGTATCTCGCCGAACTGGATTTCTTTGTTCTTGTGTCCTGTAGCAGATTCTATTGAATCTACCTGTACTCTCAACCGTCCACCTCTCTGACCCGGGTCTATCTGATTCGCACCTGTCGGGTCATTGGCTTTGGTCTGGTTTACTGCATAAAAATCAGCCATTTCCTATCTCCTTGTTTTGTGTTCGTTTTTAGTACTATTCAACCCCATCATTCATCGCAAGCGATTTGTATACATTTTTTTTCTTCCATACGGGTAGAACCTATCCCCATAGAAAGATATACCTGTGTCGCATAACTCTTGTCGGCACGTCTTTCTATCTCGGTTTTGATTCCAGCCGCTATCGCAAGAAGAATACCGTTCTTCGCATAGGCGTAGCAAAGCCTATCGTCAGAATCGTCAGTCGCCAGCCTGTTGCACATAATGAAGTTAAAACCAAGGAAAGAGTTTATCTGACCCATCGCAAGAGCTTTCACGGTGTTGTAGTCAGCACTCTTAACTTCGGTCGTGTTCAGAAGGTCTTGTATCTGTTTCGATGTAACTATACAATACCTCGGTTCCTGCGGGTCTACGTCGTGGCTATCGAGTTTCTCTTTAGCTTCGAGCAGTTTGTCTATAGTCATACCAGTCGCACCAACCGCTATCTTGCTGTCGGAAGGCAGAGCTATCGAACTTCCACCGGCTTTGCCGTAATAAGCAGTTCCACCAAGAGCCGATATTACAAGATCGTCCATCGCACGACCCATCGCCCATGCGGCGTTCATCGCTACAGGTGAATCCGGTGAAGCCAACATCTTCAGCTGGTCTTCTTTATCCAACAGGTCAGCCCATTCGTAGTCGTACATAGATACTCTACGTCTGTTGAACTCTGTCTTTACAAGCGGTGTATCGCTGTTCCGTGCAACTTTCTGCACAGCCGCTGTCGCCGCTATCTGGTCGAAATACGCTTCCTCTCCAACTATACCCGTTTCAAGACGCACAGCGTCCCTTAATACTGACCCCTTCTGCTGTACGAGAGCTTCAAATACTCTCCCGAACATTTTCACGAAGGCTGTGGAAATATTTCCGTCTGTTGCCCAAGCCATTGTGTTTCCTCCTTGTTAAATACGCTTTACATTTGTAAACCAAATCTTACAGTTTACGTTTGTCAACTCGACCTTACAGATTATCCTTTCGGGTCTTTCAGGTTATCCGTGAGGCCTCCAAAGAGGTTGTCTCGTTAAGGCTATAGTTCCAGTACGCTTCGTATATACTTGTACATAAGTATGTACAGATATGTACAAAGTTGTATACCTTCCCTACGCAGAATACGCCATCTCTCCCAGACTTTGCATTCTTTCCAGAGCCGCCTTATGCTCCGGGTGCATCTTATTCCAGTACGGGTGTTCTTTGTTGCCCATTATCTTGTTGATCTCTCCCTCGGCTTCTTCAGGCGACATTGTGTATGGTCTGCCTTTTCCACCAAGAGCGTCTTCAGATAGGTTCTTCGACATCTCTAAAAGAAACTTCGCCATTACGGGATTGTTACCAATCCCCGTCTGGTCAAAAGCGTCTCTTACAGTCTGTCCACCGTACTTGTCAATAAGACCTTTTATCATATCAAGATTACCGTCAAACGCTTTACCCCATTCCTTACGGAGTGTCTTTTCAGCATTGTTCCGTTGGTTTACACGTTCTTCGGACATCTGATTGAACCGCTGTTTCTCGGTTTCCATATACCATTTGTACAGTTCCCCGGCCTGCCTATCCGTCAACCCTTTAGCGTGTGCCTCTTTCTTGAACTCTTTAAGCACGTCTTCAGGCATTTCAGGGAACCCTTCTGGCAAGTCCAGTTCAGGTAGTCGATAATTCTCCGGTACGCTCGGTCTGCCAAGTCGGTTATAGAACATATCCCATTCTTCCTGACTTGATTTGTCCGTAGGTACGGGAACCTTATCCCCGCCTATTGCTTTCTCCAGGTTGACGTAACTCTTTGCCAAACTCGCCGGGTCTTTGAACTTGGTGATACTCGGATGGTTTTTAAGGTCAGAATCTAACCCGTCCATCCAACTTACCTTTGGTTCTTCGGTCGTTATTGTCGCTGTTGCCTGTTCCTCTCCCCCTGATTCCTCAAGGCTTGAGTTCTGTGTTTCCACGCCCAAGTTGTCTTGTTCCATTTCTTAACCCTCCCTTTGTAACTCTGACTTCGGGTCTGTCGCCAACCATTGGCGTATCTTTAAGATTACAGACCGTCTGCCCTCTTTGAAATAGATCCTTTCGTGTTTATCATCGTACACCGATTCACTCTCAAAACAGTAATTCGATAAATCTTTAAGTACCGCCTTGCCGTCCGGCGTATCAAATAACCGTCTGTACGCCTCGCCTATCTTTAGATATTGTTCTTCTCTCTCGTCCATCATCTCCCCCCCAACTTCGCCCGGACTATCGTAGGCTGTTTTACCTTACGCTCTACTCTGCGTATTGCCGATATGTCTTTCTTCTCTAACTTCTTTTTGAGTTCTTTAACCGTGTCCTCTAAATCATTAACCTTATCTTGCAATAAGGATTTCTCTTGTTTCACCAAGATGTTTTCTTCTCCAAAATTGTCTTTGCGTTCTTCAGGCATTCTTGCTCCCCATTTTAGCCGTATTTGAATCTACTTCCGAACCTGTCTTGGCTATGTCTGCTACGGCTTGTCCACCAGCTAACATCTGTTGCATCTGCTGTTGTTTGGCTCTCTGTTCCCTAATCGCCATTACTTGCTCGTCATCGAGTATTAACCGAGGGTTGATTCCGTATATGTCCCATACCTCGTCTACGATCTCGTCACCGTTAAGTTTATCCAACGCCTCTGGCTTGAACTGTGCTACACCACCAACTATCTGTAACCCTTGCGACAAGCCGGTTATCTCGGTTATTCTCTGTGCTTTCGCCAACGGACTTACATACTCAACTAACATATTAGAGTCTTGTATAGCATCTGGCGGTGGCGGTAACATACCCTTTCTAAACAATATCCCAAACGTTCTGTATATAATCGGGTCGAGTAACTCGCTCATTAACCTTCCAAGTGTCGGTGCAAGTATCAACATTTTCTCGGCTACTCTCTCTTGAACCTCAGTAGCTGTCATATTCTTCTGCTGTGATAACATCAGGAATAGGTCAACAAAGAACGTCTGCTTGATAGCTGTTCTTCGCTGATCTGCCATTTCCATACCTATTGGAATATTGCCACCCGTTTGTAACGGCTCGATTACATCGTTACCAGTAGAACGCATACGATAGTTTAACGCTCCCGGGCCGAGCCTGAACGGCATAATAAACCCTTCGTGCGGTAATACCAACGGCGGGTCAACTAACTTCTGTGCGGCACGGAGTATAGTCTTCTCCATTAACTGCAATACCTTCACGTCACTAAAACATATCATAGCAGGTGAATAACCATACGGCTCTGCTGTGGCTTTGTTGAACCTCGGTACAAAGAACGGGAATTCCTCGTATCCGCCTTGAGATATAACGTGTTTCTTTGATACTTCAATGTATGTACTTGAATACGGCATATTCATACCGTCTCTCTTGCCCGGATTCCTGTCGTATCTCGGTTCAACTACATGAAGAAACTCTATCTTCTTGTCCAAGTCCTTGTTCTCAAGTGCCTTATTAACTACCTCGCCAGCGTTCTCACCGAAAGCCTGACGTGCCTGTCTTGCGGATAACTTGAACAGTCTATATACCGAATCCACCCTTTCCCGGTCGTCTTCGCATATCATTACCTCTTTAAGCGGTCTTGAATAGAACCTAACAACATCTTTCGGGTCTTCTTCTTCGTACAGTACACCAGTTCCGAAACAACCCAAATCAAGGTACATCTCGTGTACCTGCTGTGAAAAGTTACTCGTGTTCAGGGTATTGTAGATAACGTCCTCACACGCCTTGAACCATATCTTGACCTCTTGGTCGTCCATTAACGACTTGTCTTGTGTGCGTAGTCCAAACCATTTACTTGACGGGTTGGTTAGGTAAGAGTGTAACCCTGCGGCAAGTACCTGATTAGCCTGGATAGCAGTTGAATCGTATATCTTTTGTGTTTCCAGTGCTTGACCCGGTGCTTTCTCCGTGGTTATATCTGCTTTGGCAGGCATAACATACTCGGCGAGGTTCTGCCAATAATTGTCGAAGTTTCCACGTTCAGCCTTTAATTCTTTTGCTCGTTCGATAAGGCGGCTTATATTGTCTGTCATTGTATCTCCTAAACTTTTTTGATATACTGCTGTTCCATCAAGTGATACCCTGTGCGTTCATATAGCTTGCTTAAATTGGAGTTGTTGCCACCGAGGAACGCCATTAAAATGTGGGTACAGCCCACTTCCCCACAATATCTCTCCATCTCTTTTATCAACCTCAACGCCCACGTCCCTTTCCTATGCTCCGGCTTTATGTAAAACAAAACTTCTTGAAACACTTTAGCCTGATAGTTCAGGCAGAACGGGATAAGAAACCCGCCAAGAACACCACAAAGTCCCTCTTTATCCCCTTCAAGCACAAGCGAAGCACCCGCATAATATATGCCAAATGCCGTCTCTTTCGCAGAACGCTCGTCATACCCAAGACCGTGTTCTGCTACGCCTTCACGGTGAAACTCTCTCACCATTTTCAGGACTTCTGGTATGTCCCGAAACTCCCCCTTGCGTATCAGCATTAGCCTCCTAAAAGAGTCCCGCCGCCAGTAGCACCCGTCCCGCTTTCACTTGAAAGCAAGGTTTCTGCTCTCGCCGCAAGTTTGGCTCTGCGTTTGCGTTCTTCTTCCAGCTTGTCTTTAGCACTCGTATCTACAGGTGCCGCAGGTGCTGGTGCCGCCTGTACTGGTGCTGGACTACTTTTTCTCCCGCCTATACCAAGAAAACCGCCAATCGTAAGACCTCCTGTTTAACTGCCCAAGAGCGTACCTTTCTGGGTCGCTCCGTCCGTGGTTAATCCGTCTTTTGATGTTAATACTGTACTCGTCATTCTGGCTCGCCTTAATCTCTCTTCGTCCAATGCCTTTTTAGTTGCGTCCTCTGGTTTCGGAGGTGCGGGTGGTTGCGGTAACTGCGGTGCGGCTGACTCTTTCTTGCCACCCATCATACTCGCCCCGGCTAACCCTAACCCTCCACCGATAGCTAACGCACCGATGATCGCCGCAGTTGTCCCTGATACTACTCCCATAACTACCTCCTAAAATCAGGCACAGTCTCAAGTGCCTCTTGTGAATACGCCGATACTCTCTTGCGAGGCCAGCCCTTTATCTTCTGGGCAGGGTCGTCTATTAACCATTTACCGTTATGCTTGTACTCTACCCACTTATGCCCCTCACCCTTATATGTCCCGTGTACCATCTTGTACGGAATACCCGCTTGCTGGTAATGAAAACAACGTCTTAACGCCTCTATATGACACGGGCCATCTCGTTTCTGGCCCTTGATGATGTTCACCATCTTATCGAGTTTACCCACGTCAAGTTTCTCACCGTCTGGTGTCTTGTAGCTACCGCCAAGTAATGTCTGGAATAGCCCCATATTTCACCCACAAAGTGTTAGTACCGCACAGATCGCCAGAACCATAACAATCAAGTGTAACAAGACAATGTGCCGTATCTTCATATCTTCACCAACTCCTCAAACAACTCGTCCATGACCTTGGCGATGATGAACGTAACTCCGTGCATCTGGTTATCTCTTAATTCTCTTTCGAGTTTCACCTTGTACCGTTTCTTCAAGTCGAGTAACCGCTGAACAGTTTCACTATCCACTCTCTTGGAGTTGAGGTCGGGCGAGTTGCCAGCCACGTACTCGCCATTCCCCAGTCCCAGTCTTTGCTCGTGTGTATGTCTAACTCTTGTCTTGTCTAGGCTACCTTGTTAAGCAATCGTTCCCCCTTGAGTTCCGATTATCGCCCAACCTTCGTTGTCACAGTAAATCATCGTACAGCCGTTACCTACTGCGTTAGCGTCAAAAGTAATCTGCGTCCACGCACCACAAGTTGACGCTGGAGTTATCTT